GTGCCGATGTCCTCGAACGCCTTCCGCACGATCTGACCGTTCGGCAGGGTAAGAGTCACGCCATCAGCAACGGTTACGCGAGCGACGGTGCGAACAGCTCCTGGCAGCTGATCGCTTAGGGAAACGATCCCGAGCTGGGTCGGATCTGAGGTAACAACCGCTTGAGCAAACTGCGGACTGATCTCGACCGTGCGAACAATCGCCGGGGCACCGGGAGGCTGCAGATCCCGGAGCTGCTGAACCATGAAGTCGCTCTGCAGAACAGCTAAGCCCTGAAGCTCCTCGGTCATCAGCATCGTGCTATCGCCTGACCAGGTAGCTAGCGACTCCTTTAGTTGAGCGAGGATGGCGCGAAGGCGAGATGCTGTCTGCGGCGCAGAACTAGGGTCTAGCGCTGCTAGCCGTTCGGTCGTGTCAAGGATGACGTCGTTGTAAGCCCTGACGATGCGACGAGCAACACCGTTGCTGTAGCGGTTTAGGTCAATCGCATTTCGGTAGAACTCAGCGTGCTGCGTCATGGCACGATCCCTATCTCTTCTGCTGGACAGGGAGTCATTACCAGGACATCAGCGCCAGCCCGCAAGCAGCGCTCGATTAGCTCGTGCAATACGAACTCGACGTGCTCGACATCCTCTTCTAGCTGCATCTCTTCGACCTCATATTCTTTGCCGTCACGGAACCAGGTACAGCGGATGACAGCAAAGATGCGATCCGCTAGCGGCTTTTCGAGGACCGTGAGCTGTTGCTTGCGCGGCTTCGATGCGCCCATTGGAGTCCTCCGGTTGCCTCACTATGCCGGGATCTCTTCTGTATCTTCCGGCTCTGCTGACTCTTCTGGGATCGTGTTAACAGCGCGAGGTTCAGGCGGTGCCATCTCGACGTAACCACCTGCCTGAGTTGATTCCAGTTCCTCCTCGACATCAAACTCATCGCCCAGGACCTCGCCTTCATAAAGCTGGTCAAGCAGAGTTTTCTGGCTAATCGTGCCAGCCGTGTAAAGCTGCAGGAGCGCTTGAATCTCCTGAGGCTCCAGGCGAGCACCAAGGAAGTCACGATTAACAAAGCTGCTACCCACTTCCTCGATATTTAGATAATGGGCGTGGTGAGCCAAGCAGTTGTCGATCAGGTCTTGCATGTTCTGCGCAATGACCATCATCGTGCTGTCGCCTTGGCTGCGATCAATCCGCTTCGACTCAGCGGTCTCGGCAGATAGCTTCTGACCGAGAACAGCAGACAGACCTAGTTCGTTGATCTGGCTGGCGAGCTGATCGAGACGGCGGAACTGCGAGTCAAAAGCGTTGCTGGGGGGAGCGATGTATTCAGCCCGTCCATCACTCGGGAAGGAAATCGCCTCGCCTGGACCGGCGCTGACCTCTTCTGCGGATTGCGGGAAGCCATAGAACGCCAGCATCGGCACTGCCGAAATATGGAGCTGGTTATCCAGGTCGCTTTGAACTTGGTACGCCTTGAGGTTGAGGTTTGCGATGTCCTCAAGCGGCGGGCGTGACTCCATGAAGTTCACGCGGTTCGAGTAGGCGATAGCAAACGGGATGTGATCCATCGTCGTTGTACCGCTGTCATGTACAACAAACTGCCCTTTAGCGTCGTGGCGGTGAATCTCAAAAGCGCCAGGGGTCAAGACACGAACCTGCTCGACTTCCTTTTCGCCATAATCGCCATCAGCCTCGATGACCTTTTCAAGAAGGCGTAGCTGGGTGAGCTTCTGAGCTCCGTCGATCAGCTCGGTTCTCCATCCCAAGATCTCTCTTGGCGTGTACGTCACCCAGTAAGGACGCCCAAGCTCACCAGCAGCAGGGGCATCAACCAGGACACCGATGTGCCCATAGCGGACCATCTTGCGGCAGGCTTCATAGGTCCAGACGTTCAGGTCGTTGCCCTGCAGGTCAACGTCGAACAGCTGCTCGCGGACGACATCGGAAACGTCGTTAAGCCTGACCGGCTTGCGGGTCAACATGCCAGCCAACATGCGCTCAAGGCGGATGTAATACGGCGGGCAAACGCTACGGGCTAGGCGGTTGTCATAGGACTCGTCTAGCTCACGCGGCTCCTGCGGCAGGTAACGGCGATGCTTCTTGCGCATCCCGTAGGTGCCGGACAGCAGGTCTTCGATTAAGATCCAATGCGGCTCTTGCGCAAACCACGCCGTCGATGGATCGTTGACTTTGGTGACGGTGCGCTCTGCCAGCGGCCTGTCGTAGAAGTTGTAACCGCTATACACAGCGCACCAATGCCGACAATGCCGTCAGTTTACGGTCTGAGGCTGGTGCAGGCGCAGAAACTCGACAAGGAGTCGATGGGCTTCGCCAGCATCGGCAATGAACTGGCCTCGGTAATGAAAGCCTTCTTTGTCGATGCGGATCACCTCTTGGGTGTCTTCTGTGAAGCTGATGGAGTTTTGAGTCATGACTTGAGGTTCTGATGGCAGGCTGAGTGATTGTGATGTGCTTCAGCAGCGCGTTCGCGGCCTGTCATAGAAGTTGTATCCGGAATACACGGCTAACCAATGCTGGCGGCAAGAGCAGTCTACAGCAATAGCAATCAGTAAATCCTAATGCCAGTGCTTTTCCCTGCGCGTTCATACAGCGGGTTGAATGCGCCAAGGATCAGGTAGCCCAATCCGTCCGTCCAGTGCTCGATGCCGGCGGATTTGTCGATGACATAGTCATCAGCACCTTGTTTGTACGTCACGTTTTTAAGTGCTTTGATGGTGTGCTTGCACCTTGGATGCACAAACAATTTCAAATGACCGTCAGCAGTGCGGATCATCCAGTTAGTCGCATTAATTTTATCTTTGACAGACCATGGCGCTTTCGGGCTGACACAGCCAAAGCCGTAACGACGGATAATATCGTGATCTGTCCTGCCGGCAGAGCTTGTTTTACGAGCCGCACCAGTTGGGTCTGGATAGGCGATGATTTTGCGATCCGGGAAGCGTTGTTTTAACAGTTGACAAACCTCGTCTGTGTTCGACTGTTTTACCGCCAACTCATCCCAAATGTGCACAGTGTCACCGACGCGACTAGCCAGAACACCAGCCATGACACCAACGTTAAAGTCAGTACCCCAATAGATTTCTCCGCCAGTGTCCTCTGCGGTTTCACTGATGTTGTCATCACTGAAATCAGGGTAGACGCGCCCAGCGAGGGTCTCGAAGCTGGCTAGGTACTCCTGGCGGAAGGTGCGTTCATCAAGCGTGCGGCGTGCTGCTTCGATCTCATCTGAGGAGACGTTGCCACCTTCGATTGTGGTGTAGGAGAAGGTGCGCCAGTCTTCCTGGTCTTGGGCTTGCTCCCATAGGTCGTGAAACCAGTTGAGCCCGGCTGGGGTGGTGATAAACCAGGCAGGACCGCCTTGATCGGAGAGCGCGGGGCGGAGCACCATCTCCCAGGCTTCCTGCTTGACGTAAGCAGCCTCGTCGATGATCAATGCGCTAAGGCTCACGCCGCGCAGGCTGTCGGCATTTTCTGCGCCCTTCAGGGCGATGATGCTGCCATTAGCAAGCTCGACGCTGAGCTCGGATTCGTTCTTCTTGACGAAGACGTCAGCGGGCACCATGGCTCGCAGTTGTCGCCATGCGATCTGTTTTGCCGACTTGTAGTTCTGCGTCAGATACCAGCAGAGGCTGCCAGGGTTCTCGATAGCCCAGGCGACGAGGCGAGCGAGGCAAAGATAGGTCTTGCCAAAGCGACGACCGGAGCAAAGCAGCTTGAAGCGCTCGGGTGATTCCCAGACTTCACGCTGCGGCTCGGTGAGGCTGCCGAAGAGGTCGAGAGCAAATGGGCTCCAGTCCACATCTGATTGAGGCGGAACTGGCTCGGCAAGAACGGAGCCACCAGCGCACTGGCTAAGGATGCTCATGAGCAGAGCTGAGCCAGCTTGGCAGCGGTGTTGATAGCACCGAGGGCGATGTGGTACTGCCCAGCGCGACGTGCCTCCATTTGGAGTGTGGAGCACTGGGAGAGGAGGTCGGCGATCATTTGCGGTCGCTCGATGTCCCAATCAGCCCGCAGTTGTTGGCGTGCGAGCTCCAGGTACTTATCGCAGGTGCGCTCGCCAACCCCCCAGTTTTCGGAGGCGTAGCGAACACAGTCAGAGCGCCGTCCACCGTTGGCGATGATGCGAGCAAAGCGTGCTACCCGCAGTTCCGTTTCAGCTTTAGTGGATCCTTTTTGAGCCATCAGAAGGGAACGGGGATCTGCTCGGCGTCTTCAACCAGTTCAGGGGTTGCGGGCTGGCAGGTAGCGGTTTTGCCTGTGAAGTCTTCCCAGCGCTTGACGATGACGTCGCAGTAGGCGGGGTCGAGTTCCATCATTCGGCAGTGGCGAGAGGTCTTCTCGCAGGCGATGAGGGTGGTCCCAGAGCCGCCGTAGAGGTCAACGATGAGGTTGCCAGGCTTTGAGTCTTTTTCGATGGCTCTGACTGGGAGTTCGCAGGGCTTCTGAGTGGGATGTGCTTTTAGGTGTTCGTCAGTCATGTGAATGCGACGAACGAACCAGAGTTCTTTCTTGGCTTTAGGGAAGCGCCAGCAGACCTCAAAGGAGGAGCCGTAGACCTTGTTTTCGTCTTCAGAGTGCGCCTTGGCCCAGATAAGGGTTGAGCCCTGCTCCCAGAGCGGAATTGACTTACAGAAATAATCAGCTCCCCAGATGTACCAAATAGGCGCTGGG